TGACTCAAGGCATACAAATACGAACCATCGTACGTAAGACCAAAACCAGCGTAGTAGCCAGTACTGATTGCAACGTTGATTGGTCCAATTATCAATGTTCCACTTGTTGTTAATTTATATAAATTTCCATCATAACTCAAGGCATACAAATAGGAACCATCGTACGTAAGACCAAAACCAGAGTATTTAGTGCCAGTATCAATGCCAACGTTGATTGGTCCACTTATCAATGTTCCACTTGTTGTTAATTTATATAAATTTCCATCATAACTCAAGGCATACAAATAGGAACCATCGTACGTAAGACCAAAATNAGCGTGGGTATAGCCANTATCGATGCCAACGNNGATTGGTCCACTTATCAATGTTCCACTTGTTGTTAATTTATATAANTTTCCATCNTNACTCAAGGCATACAAATAGGAACCATCGTACGTAAGACCAAAACCAGAGTATTTAGTGCCAGTACTGATGCCAACGTTGATTGTTGGTCCTTCATATATTCCTGTCAAAACAAGCGTATTGCTCCATATTATCGTTTGAAACGTTCCGTTAGCCGCATGTGTGGGCCAGTCAAATACCCAGTGAATTTTCTCATCGTTAGCATACGTTTCCGCAGAGTTCGGAGTTCCTCTTTGTGTGTCACTACCAGAATACGTGGCTTTATTAGCCCAGCCGATTGTAAGACAATCATAATTAAATATGTTATATGGAGTGTTTTCTGGAAGTGTTGATGTTGTTAAATAAATATTGTCCATATTAAAATAGCCTTGATAAGTATTGGTTTTATTAAAAGCTCCAGCACAAAACTTATCCCATTGATAACTTTTTAGCCAATCATAAACAGCCTGATATATAATATTGTGCGTTTTCGCTTCTAACTCTAAAGCACCTGTTTTTGCATCAAACAGAAGAACAGTAGCTATTCCTTTGACGTCTCCATCTTTTTCTTTTATTTTTACTATCTCTTGGTTTGTAATGTAATTTCTTACATAATCTCTTACTATCATACCATCTCCTCCTAACTCAGAGATACACTTACAGATGTTTCTTCACAAACTGCGTCTGGAATGCTAACGCCTTGCTGTATAGCACTTAATGTTGGACTTTGCACTGTAACTTTACGAGGTGTATTAGGTGCTATAGCCTCTATTGAAACTCTCTGTTTCACATTCGCTTGAACTGGGACAGACCCAACCATTAATATGGAACTTAAATCTCCATGCCAAAATAAAACGTAGTCAAAGATATTNCTCATCTTATNACTTGCTCCGACAACAAATTANTATANTCATCGTATGTTCTTGCATACTGCACAGTGTATAATACTTGACCATTAGCGTCATAGTATGTTTCAATCCTGTTTTCGTATTGTGGCGGTTCTCCTACAAGCTCGCTCTTCATTGTAAGCTTGCCAGAGTTATCGTAAAACTCTACAATTCTAAATTTACCTAAAGCATATTGGTCTCTTCTAACTATTCTGCTGTTACCAATTACGACATCTTTTGATTGAAAAGTGTTATCCCCTAAAACTTTTACCTCTGACTGCGGTCTATCTTCATATCTCATACTCATCACACCAGCACGCAAAATGCATCATACGAGTATCCGCCTTCTTTGAAATTATGTCTAATGCCATGTAATATTGTATCATACGCCACAGAGTTATCTTCGTTCATTACCTTAAACTTGCAGGGATAAGGAGCTATTTCATCTAATCTGCTTGGTATTACAGATATCTCAATATGTTTCTTTCTGAATGGACTGTTCTTGTATCTTAAATACGTTGTCTCAATTAAATCTTTGTTCTGCAAAATCGGAAAGTCTAAAGTCAAAGTAGGGTCTACAGTGCTAACTTCATCTATATACTGGTTTAATGGCACTTCTTCGGTAATTGGAATTATCCCTTCTACAGTTCCACTATATATCATTAAGCTGTTTACCTGTGTTGGAATTATGTAGTAAAACACAGCGCCTCCACCGTAATAACACGATGCTACTCCAGTTTCATCTACGTCTAAGAACATGTAGCCAGTAGGATTGTATTTATCAGGTCTATATTCTTTGATAAACAGTTTGTTATCTACTGGCACCATTACTTCCATTGTCTTATATAACTGTTGCTGTGTAAACCTTGGAGTTCTGCCTTTAAGCCTGATGGTTACTTTTTCTCCGTTGTCAAAATCGTGCTTTACAGCCAAAGAAGGAATACCTAAACCACCTATTACAACTGCTCTAACATCTGTCACACTGTTAACATCAACCTGCTGATTAGGGAATATGTAATCTCCTGACATATACAAATTTTCTAATGTTACCCAATCAGCCATTATTTCTCCTTTAAGATTAGCCCACAGCACAGCTCCAACAGATTGAGATAAGCTTGATAGAATGCTAAAATACGTTCCTTGCTTTAATGCACACCACAAGCCGCCTGCATTTTCTTCCGTGCCCTCAAACAGGAATGGTTTTCTAACCATTTGTGGAAATGCTCTATATGGATTACCGCTTAATATCCTCCAATAATAGCCACTTATTGTAACTGGTTTTGCTAATCCATAACCCTCATAAGTCATTCTATCAAACTTACCAAGAACATCTTCAAAATGTAGCGTAGCGGTTTTATTAGCCTTAGAAAATTCTATTTCTTTAAGAAACCATCTGTCAAAGTCAATTCTCTTTGTGTTGTTATTTTCATCTCTTATAATAAAGTATCCATTAAACTTAACGTCTTCATAACTTTTTAATGTTGCAAAACTGGACTTTGGGTTAATTATGTTATATTTTTCTTCATAATCCAATATTTTAACATATCCAGTGCCTTTGACTACAGTTCTACCTTCCCAAAACATGTTCTGCATGAACTGTGCTTCTAAGATGTCATCAGCATCTAATGTCTCAGATATACCAGAACCATAAAGTCTACCGTAGAAATCTGTTATCGCTATCATAATTGCACCAACTGGAAAGTTACATCTTTGTAATACATCTTATTGTTTTTGATAATTAGCGTTGAATACTCCAAGTCTCCAACATAGCCTCTAAAAGACGTTACAGTGCTTTGGTCTCCAGGTCCTGCCATAGAAGGGAATATAACGGTTACCTGATGTATGCCTTTACCACCAGCGTTTGTGTAATACAATGCTCTTTTAAGAAACTTCAACTGGGCTTCACTAAGAGCAGCGTATCTAACATCAATTCTAATTTTCTTGTTTATGTAAGCGAATGCCATGTTCCCGAGTAAGTTTCTCTCGGCTTTTGACAATACATATTCACCGTATTTAATCTCAGTTGGAGTAGGCATCTTTGCCCCATCTATTTCCAATATGGTTCTATTCTCTGGCATTCTGCATCACCTTATTAAGGAACATATACTCTTTTGCCATTGATATAATATTCCCTCGTTATAAAGTCTGGATAATCATATTTGCTTTCTTTAATCTCCAAAATTACTTTTGGTTCGTTGGATTGCGGTAAATGTTCTCTTCCCCACCTATTTAAATACGGTAACATACTAAATATTCCACCAGTTGGGACTGGAATATATTTTTCTAAAAGTTTCCCCAAGTCGGTTTTTGGTCCTTTAGGAGTAAACACTTGGTCTGTTATGAAAGAAGTTGCTTTATCTATCGGTTCTTTACTCGTTATCTTTTCTAAAACCTTAAGACTCCATTCTCTAATCTGACTTCCAATAGAATCTGTTGCTTGTATAAGTTTGCTACGTAGTGTGTAAATATCTTGTGCTATTGTAAATCCAACATCTCCGATAGTTACCTTCAATTCATCAAGCTTTGGTATGGCAACATCTGTAATGCTCGTGCTTAGTTCGGTAGCTTCTCTAACCAAGTTATCCAGATATCCCGAGTAGTCCTGCATATCAACATCAACTATTGTTTCTGGAACTTCTGGAACATTAGCCACCATCTCTGTTTGTTGTTCTATAGCATGTATTACGTCAAAGCTTTGTAGGTTATCCTTAATTTCTTTTGTGCTGTCTGCAACATTGGACATGTTGTCCTTCATTGCTGCTGTATCTTGCGCTGGCTGTGTAAAAGCGTTTTTTATAGTGTCAGATGCTTTCTTTGTTTGTTGTTCTAAATTGCTTAACGACTCATTAACCTTACGAGTAAGAGTTCTGTCTATAACACTAACTAAGTAAATAGTTCCAGCTATTATAGCCGTTGCCGCTCCAAGTGTTAGCAAATTAGCAAAAATAGCGGTCTTTGTCATAAGACCAGACATGATAGCACTTAGACTTGTAGTTCCAGTTATTACTCCAACTAATCCCTTGGCGGCTCCGACAATCGAAGCAACCCAACCCATAAAGTGTTTTTTAATATAGACTGACATTGTCCAAATAGTTTTTAAGAACCCAATCATCGGTTTCATCAGTCTTAGGACTGAAGATGTAATCCAAAATATCAGAGTTCCAGCCATAACAGTCATCAATATCGGTCTCAATATGTTACTTGTCCCAAATAGTATATTTATAACCACTTTGAATATGTTGGCGATAATATTATATATATTAACAAGCCAAGCGTATGTAGTTACTATCATGTTATACAGCCAGCTGCTTACGTTATTTTTTATCGCTAAAAATAGATTACCAGTTTCAGTAACTTGAGCTGCTATTCTTTGAAGAACCGAAGAAACGGTTAACAGCACTGGCATTAGCGTTTTAGATATTGTTCCAGCAACTGTTGTCCATATCTGGTTTAACGAAGAAGTGGCTATGTTAAGTGCACCAGTAGTGGTAGTTCCTATGTATTTAACGATGGCATCTGTTTTCTTGCTAAGCTCTTTCATAATCATTCCTACGACTTCATCTACGTTTGTTAGAAGCCCTTTTCTCATCATATCTTCTACTTCTGCTGGTGGCTTATTCATTCCCTGTGCTATGAGTTCTACGATATTAATGCCAATGTTGGCAAGCTGCCTTCTTTCTTCTGCTACTACCTTACCTTTTTTATACATCTGACCTATAGCCATAATTGCTCCGCTTGTTATAGCCGAAGCTCCAGCAGCTCCACCACCACTAACAATGCCAACCATTTGTGCAAATACAGGTATGGTTTGTAGCATATCTTGTATCCTTTGATAAGGAATATTGTAAACAGCCGCCTGCTGAGCCGTATGCATTAGAGATGCCATGTCTACGCCAACAGTTCTGGATATCTCCCAAATGGTATTCTTAAGCTCGTTTGCTTTTTCTAAAGAACCAGTAATGGCTGTTAGTGTTAGCATGAAGTTTTGCTGAACACCAACCGTGTCAATAACCATCGACTTTATTGTTCTACCAATATTAGATGCAGTTAGTGATACGTTTCTTACAGCCCAAACCAAGTAACCAAGCTGTCCGAATATGGTTTCATAAACAGTGGAATACGTTACGCGTCTTGACAAGAATACCTTATCTAATAAACCGCCTTGTCCTCTACCGCCAGATACTCTCTTAAGCTGCGTAGCTTTCTTTGTTACTTTAGATAAGCCTTCATCTAACTTGTTTATGCTTTCCGATGTATTCTGTATGTTTTTGGTTAGCTCTGTTACAGCCTGTTGCATTGCAGTCGTCATTGCAACGATGGCGTCTACACTCGTAGCACCTTTGCCACCCTTAGAAGTAAGAGTTACTGGCAAAGCGAACTGGTTTTGTTCTCCAGCTAACTGCAACCTTGCTTTAATTCGTGATACGATGTTTTGGACTGCGGCATCTAAAGACGCTTCATCAACATTGGCAGAGACGAAGCTGACATTTAACATTAACTGCGTATTTATTGGCTGAGAATATAAAGCAGTAATACGTGACTGCAAATCAATTATTTTGCTTGTTAATGTGCCAACCTTCTTAGTAATACTGTCAAGGCTTTTACTGATGCCAGCTAAAGCTGTTTTTGCCTGCGTTACATTAACAGTTACTTCAATGTTAAACTGTTCGCCACTGCCTTTGCCCATTACATCTGCCATTTACTTCACCTTCGGAGCAGGTATGCCGAGCTCCACGGCAGATTCCACTGTCCTTTGCTCAAGCTTCTTTCTCTCATCTTCGCTAAACCTTAAGTCTTTTATGAACGGATAAATATCATCTGGAGATATGCTTGTGTGTATTTTCGCTCCCCAAGCCCTGACAATATTGTATCCACTATTTATCACTGAAGATATAAGCACTCCCCATTTATTCTGGTATTCTTCTAGCATATCTTCTCTCTTCTTCTCAGCAACGAGTTTAGCCCAAAACAGTAAATCATTCATATACATTTCTTCAAGCTGGAATGGAGTTATGTTTAGATACTGCAAAATTTCAATCAAGAACGTTGAAGGGAAGAACACTTTTAGCATGTCTCCATTGTTATCAGTTTCAATAGCAAGTCCCAAGGATAGTGACATGGCTGTTGGATTAACTATGTAGAGCTCCCCTCCATTTCCAGCTCTGAAAAATTTAGCTCTTGCCACAGATTAGTTAATTCCACAAGCTGTGACATGTATGCATTGTCTATATCGTCTGGGTTAATCTCTGGGAACATTAGCTTGCACATCTTAACCAGTTTGTCAATGTTTTCTACAGCATCACCTTCGGTCTGCAAGTTTTTATCTTTGGTTATCTTCTGCATAATCTCTCTTAGCTCTTTAACTTTTTTAGCTTTAACGACGTAAGACTTGTCGCCTACAAAGACATCTGCTACCCTAACTCCGTTTTCAATCCTTATTTTACTGTCACTCATTCATTGCACCTCCATTACTTTTTTATGAAAAATGGTATTCCAAGCGTTTGGAATTGTAACCTTTGATACGTCAATACTCCTTCTTCAACATCAATAGGTGGAAGTAAGACGTAACCGCATATCGCAGTTTGCACATCTTCTAAGTTTAAGTTTAATTCCACAAAAGCGTAACCATACGGATTATCAATCCATCTTTGCATTGCCCAAAACCCATCTGATGTTAACAACCAACCAACTGGTGTAACACTTTTAGAGCCATCAACCAAAGCTTCACTCATTATCATTTCAAAATGCCAATTGGAGAGCCCACCACAAAATGGCAGGCTCTCCTTAACACGGTCTATCGGTTTTGTCAAATCTTCTATTTTGCTTAGACACCAAACACTACCGATTAGACCTGTAATCATGCTATTATGGAGAAATTGTCAAAGCACCCATGCCGTTGAAGTCAGCAGAGAACGTTGCTTGACTATCTGTAGAAGCTTCTAATGTTAAACTCATATAAGCTTTGCCAGATATTACAAGCTGTTCTTGGTCGGGTTTGCCAATAGTCATCTCTATTGTCACTGGTTCTCCGTTTATGTAAGCATGTATTAAAGCCATCTGTCCGACATCGCCAATGACAAGGTTCCCTTCACAAGATGCAGTCCAATCCTTGAATGTGGTCAGTCTTTCTACCCAACCTTCAGTATCGAAGTTAGTTACGTCCACATCGTTAACGTCCAAGTTCAAGGTCCACCTTGACATCTCTGCGATTTTAACATTGGTTCCACCTTGTTTAACGAATATTTTTCCGTATGCGCCGCTTATAGCCATTCTTTATTTCACCTCTCGCATTACATTAAATTGTTGCGTAAATATGTGCCTTTGCCTCGCATCTAAACCTTCATAAGATGGAGGTCTTGATGCTCTTATCATTATAATATATGCACCATCTTTGTATTCATACCCATCTTTGTTTGCATCGTTGAGATGCTTATAAATATCTTCAATTATGGCAGAGCCATCAGCATATCTTTTAGAACGGACAACTACCATGATGATTGCTTTTTCCATCGTTGAACCGTTAACTTCAGCTCCATCTCCAATACCAGTATCGTAAAGTGCTACCAAGTCATCTAAATCAAAAGGTGGTGTGCCGACAAACAGCTCACACCTTCCGTTTATTGCTTCTGCTACAAGGTCATACACTGTTTCTGCCGCTAACATATCTCATTCCCTCTCTTAGAAAGCTGAAGTGTAGTGCTTAAAGTTGGTGCCAAATTTCTTATTGATTGCTCTAAGCATGTATTGGTTCATCGTTCCTTCTTTGTGATATCTATAAACGCCATCATGCACTAATTCGTGTAATCTGCCGTAAGCCACTCCTTCGTCAAAGTCAAACGCAGATACCGAGAATGTAAAAGTAATCTTATCTGAAGATGAGCTTTCACTCAACTGCATCGTACTTCTTAAATTGCCAGTATCTTCTGGTGCAAGCACTTCTTTAGCATAGTAGAATGCATCAACGCTTTTCTTTCTAAGGTTAATGATTACGCCGTCTTTAATGAAAGCATCTTCAAGTATTTCTTGGTATTCTTCAGCTTTAGAAATCCACGGGTCAGTCTTAGATATTTTTATCTTTACTTTTCTCACCCTAATATTACCTCATAATGAGATAGAGAGCCATCGAGATTGATTATTTCATTAACCTGTATCGCTGTGTATTCATTACCTTTATACATTACTTTTTGCCCGAGAGTTACTTGTTCTTTACAAAACATTAACGCTTTAGCTTGGTATTCAGTTATCATTAAAGCTCTGGTTATCTCTCCCAAGTAGCTTTGCGACATCTCTAACCTGCACTTAATCGGTTTACTAACAGTTTCATACTCACCGTATCTGTTAGTTCCTAACTGCTCTAACACGTAAGCTGTCTGCGTTAAGTATTTGTCTACAATGCTCATATCTGTCCAACTGCTCCAGCGATTAACGGTTTTATTAAAGACTTAGCCATAGGAGAAATTATCACCGTTTTAGCACTAACCCTATCAGTATTATATGCCTCTCTAACTGAACCTACTGCTACATACGATACTCCAGACATAATAGCTTGTATTCTCGGGTCATTAGCCATTTCAAGTAAATACTTTGCCTGTTCGCATTGTGCCATCTTAATTATCTCTGGAGTTCCAATGTCAATATATTCTATATCTCCAACCCTGTAAATATAAGGTTCTTGTGGGTATAACTGTGCGATAGCCTCATAAATAGAGCCAGTGTCTAAAAGCTCAGCTGCAAATTCTACTCCGTGTTTAATCATTAGAACTCTTGGAAATGCCATTGGCTGATTAGGGTCTTTCTTGGCACCTTTATAAATTAAAGTATCAAGCAAAGATGCAGCTTGAACTAATATTGCTTCTTTTTGTTCTTTCGTGAGGTCTTTCCAGATTCCTGTTCCGTCGATGTCTCTTGCTCTGAAGTATTCGTCTGCGTATCCGACGTCGACGTAACTGTTGGTGCCAATTGTGAGTGCCATCTGACCACCTCCAGCCAATCATAAGCTTTTATCAGTGTTTCAACTTCTTCGTCCTCTACATAAACGTAGTGCTTGTTTTTCTTATCATACAATACTGCCATTTTAACCTCCATTTATCTCGGGAGCTGTCATGCGACAGCTCCCGCTAATAATGTGATAAACGTAATTATTGACCAGCTGATGGAGTTTCTTCAACGGGTAGTTTAACTGCAACTTTGTAAACGCAAACTGGTCTGATTACCTTAGCTCCGTATACAAACAATCCTTTAACGGCATCTGCAAATCTGTTCTCAGGTCTGTATGTTTCAATCTTCTCTACATCATATGCAAATGCCAACGCATCGTTAGTTCCAGCGTAAAACCTTAAAGCACCAGATGTTCCACTAAGCGTAGGAACGTTGTTGCTCATCTTAACAGTAAATCCAGCCGCCTGACCAACTTCACCATTCAGCAAAGATACATAAGCTTGTGGAGAAGAAGCGTTGGCTACAAACCTATTGTCCTTAAGCAGTAGAGCTCTCAATTCTGGTGGAACGACAATCCAACGTCCATTCCTTGGAACGTTGTTTTTATTCATTAAAGTGTCAACGTCAACCAATAGGTCGTAGAAAGTGTAAGTATTGGTTAGCTGTGCCGCAGTCTCTGATCCTGACTGCTTCAGGAATGGAGTCGCTCCAGATTCAAATTTTCCAGCTATGTATTGGTCAACAATATCTCGTAGAGAATAAGTTGTTTCTCTCATAATGTTGCTCATTAGGTCAACCAATACTGCTCTATCTTCTAAGTCTTCTACAAAGAACTGGAATGCCTTTACCTGGTCAATAGTAAGAGTCATCTCTTCTTTAGCATAAGCCCTATCTGGCGTCCAACCAGTTGGAAAACCAGTAAGAGGAGAATAATCAGTTATTCTTACATCAGATACGCTAAATACTTTTAGTGTTTGTCCATATTTAACTTCACCGATATACTGCGCATTAGTAAGAGACCCAAACACGAGCTCTTTCTTTAAGTCCTCTAAAAGAACAGAGCTCCAATAAGTTGGAATTATTGTAGAGCTAGTTTCGAATACGCTTTTATAATTATTTCTATCTGTTTCATACTTTGCCATTGTTGTTTTTCACCTCACTTGTCAAGTATACGTCCTTCTTTCATGGCTTGTTTAATCTCTTCTCTGTGCTGTATTAGTTCTTCTCGTGACATGTTTTCTATTTCGCTACGTGTCCATACCTTCGACCCAGACTGTGCTGTTGCAGGAGCTGAAGGCTTACCAACCTTGGAGTAATTTCCTCCAAGTAAATTCTTAAACTTCTCAGCCGCTTCTCTGATTTCTTCCTCTGTTGAACCAGAGATGAAATCTAAAGCGTCAGCAGGTAAGCCCATTTCCATCGCTACTTTCATCTTTGTTTTTTCAATCATGGCTTCCTGCACCTCCAACTCTTTCTCAAGCACAGCCGCTTCTAATTCAGCTAACTTGCTCTGTAATTTTTCTTCTTCTGTCATCTGTGCTTCTTTCATCTTCTTATACTCTTCTGCAACTTTCTTTAATTCGTCGTAATCTTTGTNTTTCTTTCTTTCNCTTTCAAGCCTTTCTGCAATAATCTTTTCTAACTCCTCTTGTGTAAATACCTTAGGAGNTTCTTGCTCTTGTATAGGTTCACTAACTGCTTGAGTTTCGTTAACCTCATTACTGCTTTGGACTTGTTTAACTTCGTCTGCCATCATAAACCTCCTTCCAACGATTTACCGCTCGTTGTCAGCGTAATTTTTACTAATAATAATTATACCACATGCATTACTTACATTCCAGCTAATCTTTTCAAGCTGTCTGGTGGTTCTCTATTAAGAACGTTTCTATATAGAGATACAAGTTTCCTTGCTGCTTTGCGTTTCTTTTCCATTGGTGCATCTGTTTGATGTATTCTTATCGCAGCTGCTACTATGCCGTTTGCATTCAAAGTTCCATCTGGTTCTCTAATTGGTAATTTGCAATCAGCCTTGGTTTTGGGTGGCTCCTGCATGTGTATTAAAGAAGCACGAGCTAACTGCTCCAATGTATAATCACTTTCTGAGAATCTGCCCCAAGGCTTATGGCTAACTCTTTCTGCCATTTTTCTTCCACCTCTTTTTACGATAAAACTTGTCTTTTCTCTTCAACTTGATGTTTTCGTAATAATCTTCTGGTTCTTTGTGCTTCCTTCTATTCCTGCGTGGCATGTTAAATTTCCGTGTTTAACGTCCCGTCACCTTGCACTGCATTTAGAGCACTTTCCGCTGCTATGCCGTATTTGTTATCAATCAACGTTGCAGCATTGCCCTTTTTAACCGTTGCTGATTGGTTTATCTTATATAGTTCTTCGTTTAGCGTTTGGCTATCCAAAGAGAACAGCTTTTTAATAGCAGTCTCCTGAGATACCAATCCAGTCTTATATAGCATCGTGTAAATCTGAGCTTGTTCAAGGTCGTTAATTGGTAACCCTTCCTGCCAGCTAACGTTTATCTCTTTCCAATCTTTGTTCCACAACGCACCAGCAGTTAGTATCATATTTCTAATCACTGGGTCAAAACGCATTCTCAATCTGTTGGATTTAGATATTGGAGCTATCAACTCTTTACGTAGTCCAGCACCAGTTCTAAGCGAACCTTCAGTCATGCCAAACAGCACTGGAGATACCTCAGATATTACAAACAACTGTTCTACTAAGAATTTAATCTCGTCAAATGCAGCTTGTAATTTACCGTCCCAAGTTATATACTGTGGTATCGGGTCTCCAGCTTCTAATGGGAAGTATTTAGCACCACCTCTAAATACATATCTTCCCATTTCATCTTGCTCCAAGGCTGTCTCTGGTCCTGCCATATGTGGGTCTGAATGCTTATTTAGAATCCTTGCAATTTGTGATAACCTCTGATTAAGTTCATACAAAATAGGTTCTATAGCCTCGTAATCGTCCTGCCCGATGGGACTATCTGAAGCGTTTATGTTATGCACTGGGAATATAAGCGGTATATCAACTCCAGTCTCTTCTTCTCTGTTTTCGTAAACTAAATCGGTAATGTCATCTCCGATAATGCCACTGTGCATTTTATACGCTCTGTATTCAATCTTGCCAGCAGTATGTATTTCCATCAACAACGTATTGTCTCCGCTATTATCAGTATCTTTAGACAACCAAGCTATAACATGTGCTACAACTTCATGCATATTGTTTGGATTAATTATTGGGAACCACATATGAGGAGGAATGGCTTGGAACCTTGGAACACCGTCTAACCATAACTTGTAAATGCCAGTGCCATATCTGGAAACATCTAATGCAACCTGATAAGACACGTTCCAAAAGTCTGAAGCAAGCAGCATCTTTGTCATATCGGTTACATTCTCTTGCGTTTCTGGGTAAACGGTTATCCTTGGTGTTTCTCCAAATAGCATATCAGCCCACAGCTTAGACAAGCGTTGTGGATAGTTCAGAGCTACCATCATGCCTAAACCTTGGTCGCCCTCTAATCTACGTGCCCAATCTACCCATACTGCTTGTGGCTTATTATCAAATAGAAATTTATTAGTCCTGTATCTATCAAGCCTTGGCAGTTCTGTAAAAGGTGGAAAAGACTTACCTTGTGATATCACATCTAAACTTGTTAACATTTCACCACCCCATCGGTTTAGGAACAGGTATCTTTCTTATGTTGTTACTCTTATACGTTGAATAAACAACATATCTTAGTGCGTCCAGCAAGTGGTCGTTTTCTTTAACTGGCTCATCATACATTGTATCGTTACTCATCTTCCATCTATATGACTTTAACTCATCTAATAAACCATCTAAATTAGCGAATATCTTCAAACTGCCATTTCTAATTCGCACAGTTACAGCTCCGATGCCATCTAATACCTTGTTGTCTGCTGGTGATACTGCTCCTTGGAAGTATTTACGTAATTCTTTCAAAGATTGTGGAGATGATGGGTCTCCGTATATTTTGTAAATAAACTCATCATAAGATATATTGGATATTTCAGTTGCAAATTCCTGTGCTGTTTTACCTTTCTTCTTGTATTCTCTGTAAACATACCAAGTATCTGTGTCTTTGTCAACTGCAACCCAAACTGCTGCACATGGGTTATTAAACCCGAAGTCTACACCGATGTATCTACGCCAATCGCTTGGAATATCAAATGGCTGCACCAAATTGATATCTTCTCTGAAGTCAGCGTAAACTAAGCCTGAAGGTCTCGTCCACTGTGCTTCGTAGAACATCTTAAACTTCCAATCTGGCATCGTAGCTCTTAGCCTTTCAAACTCTTCAATAGGGAAGTAAGGATTAGTCTTTGAGTCAAAGGTTATTACTTCAATATCTTCATCTTCTCTAGATGCCCATTTATCGTATACCTCAGTCTTTATCCAGTTCCAAAAGTATGGAGTAGTAGTAATCAGTATTCTACCTCTATGAAAAGCAGTTCTTCTTCTAACAACGTCCCAAACTAAAGCGTCCATCTGTCCAGCTTCGTCTAACCAAGCAGCTCTAACGTGTGCTCCTTCTAAACTTAATGGGTTATCAGCAGAGCCCATTATTACTCTTCCGCCTTCTGGTAAATACCATACTTTTTCATTAGTTCTATAATAAGCACCGTAAGGTTCAAGCAAATTCTGAATATAAGGCATCAAATTACGAATTAGCATTGAATATGTCGGTGCTACAGCCATAAAAGTGGCTCTTGGGTCTTTCTGTATCTCTCTTAACAGCCAAAATGAGCCCAATAGGGACTTCCCACCGCCTGAACCAGCTATTACAGCGACAATTCGCTTCTCGGAATTCCAAGCTTTAAGCTGTCCAGCATGTGGAATGAACTGTATTTTGGCTTTTGGCACTATTCTTCACCACCAATCGCTTCTTTTTCGTCTTCTACATTGATAATTTGCGGTTTTGGAAGCTCTTTTTCCTCTTTTTCATCTTGTTTTATCACAACTTCAACCAAAGGAGTGTTGAAAGACGTCTTTTTGCCGTTTTTACTGTAATTTAAGCCCATGTCAGCACTCAATTTTTGCACTTTTACAATCGCATCGACCCATTCTTTAACATCTTTTGGCGATAATGACTCTGCATCGAGAGTAGCCAAGCGTTGATTAACCTTATCAAGGAACTTTTGGGCAACTCCAGTGAGCTCTTCATGTAGTTTATCTGATGTAAATGCTCTCTTTTTGCCTCTTTCCTCCAATATGTATTCGTCATATGCGTTGGCTCGCTCCTCCCAATTATAATTTTGATAGAAAGTAACATAAGATGCAGGCACTTTTGTTCTTCCTTGCATCTTTGCAAGCTGTTCTAAGGAACGTCCAACGCCTAACATTAAGTATTTTTCAAACAAATTATACTCGTTTTGAGGTTCATTTGGTTGTCTCAACCATATTTTATCCCTCTTAGTAGCCAATATTTTTCACCTCTTTGATAAAACTACTCGTATGGGACATTTAACACCTCTAATACGTGTTTTAGCCCCAAACCACCTTCTTCAAACGGCTTCATGCAGTATTCCCATTGCTTCGGGTGATTGATTTTCATTTGCTGAAATCTGTTTGGACACTGTTCCATGTGCACTCCAAACATGCAAAACATACAACCAGTCCCACTTAAGCCAGTTGTTTTTAATTTTCCATCTTCGTCTTCTATTATATCACCGTAGCATTTTGCTATCGGTAAATTGTTTTCTTTGATATATCTCAAAATGTCTTGGTCAGTCCATATGGACAATGGTTTACTAATCGGACGTTTTGCATTAAAAGCATTACAACCTTCTTTGCAATAGTTCATTCTTCTTTTTATTCCATCGGTTACTTTCAATCCAATAATTGGAACCACATTGTTTTTCTTCTCATACTTTTTTATTGGTCCCTTTTTCAATTCCAAACAACATCTATCACTAATTTTAAAATCTGCATCTATCAAATACCACCACTTTTTAGGAAGTCTAAAAGCCGATTTTGTTCCATCGGGCTTAATTCCATATTTCCAGTGATTAACATATTCGACATCATCTGGCTTTCTGCGTATGCGCTCGATGCGACCAGAAACCTCCTTTGATACAACTGGATACCCATGCTTTTCTATAACTTGTCTAAAGCTCTTTTCTGGCTTTACCCAATCTACATTATCCCACGTTTTAACAAATTCTCTTACTTCTGGATATTCAAGTCCAGTGTCAATAAATACGGCTTTAATGTCTGGATACAATTCACGTGCCAGATGTAATAAAACGGTGCTGTCTTTACCGCCGCTGAACGAAACATAGACACCATCTAAGCCCCAATAATGCACCCACTCTCTAATTTTCGCTTTTGCCCACTCAACTTTCAAATCTAAAGTCCAAGCTTGTCTAATTTTAAGCGTTTCTGGCGTAACAGCGTATTCATTCATTTCTTTCACACCTTATAATCATCTTTATTTACCTCTGTTATCTTTACTTTCACTCCCTGCCCTTCTCTGCCAGAAACCAATCTAATTATAGCGTGTATTTCCATCACTTGAGAGTCGTCTACATAAGCCGCTCCTGTCATTCCGTCTAATAACGACTTAATTACGTTATCTATATCTGGTTTTTTTGTCGTTGCTGAGTAATACATGTCTAATTCAAGCTTAATTCCACCAATTAAGGGCAGTGGAACGTGCTCTTTGGTTATATCGTTAATGTATTTTTCGTATACTAAAGTTTCCTTGGGAGTGTAAAATTTACCTGTCTTCGCAGAATATTTTGCTCTTTGCTTTGGTCTTGGTCTGCCTGCTATAAAAAACTCATATTCTGTTTGCATTTCTTTCACTTCCCCTTTAATATTTTTCATATCCTACTTTATATTATACACCATGCCCTTATATCGCTTACCAACTCTTAATGCATTAAGCCCTTTTACATTAAGCTCAATGATATCTACCCACAAATCTTCATCTAAATCCTCGTTTATTTGCAAGTAAATTGTGTGTTCTCTGGAATGTATCCATAATACTTTTGCAATTCCAGTGCGTATTAACAAGTAATAAATCAAATTGGGTCTTGATATGTGTATCAATTTACCCATTGTTCTTGATTTCCAAGGCACTTTGCCATTATTTATTGACGTTGCAAGCCACAACAAAGACAAATCAGCGACTCTGTTTTTGACTAAATCCCATTCAGCATCGTCGTAAAAGTGCAAATTTCGCATCACTTTATCTAATTTCGGCGCTGTTTTATTAAATCTTTCCCAAAAATCGTCTCTTTTACAACACCAAACTAAGCCTGCATAGTAAAGCCAGCCTGCGGCATGTGCCGAATAACTGGTTCTATCTATGGAATAAGCGTTGAAAAACACTGTAGATACCAAAGAATACTTGTTCAAGTAGGGAAAATATAGCTTCCAGTAGTCTCCAGAACTAACAATTTGCACTTCTTGACGTTCTAAAACACGCCAATAGTCTTGTAATAACGGTGTGGATTGAAACATTCTTAAAATTGTCTGCGGGTCTAATGCAATCCTTAAGTCAAACTCTATTTTTCGTTGCTTTGGAATGTTAACTTGTTTCATTATTAGTAAAATCTTGTAATAATGTAAGCTGTTTTTCGTTTTTGGGTATAGTTTCGCAATTAGGACTTAGCCACACACACTCTGTGCGTTTAAGCTTTTCCCCATTTTCTTTGTTTTGTAAGTGTTTTGTTCCCTTAGTAGTTCCAGTAGCGCAACACCTCGCTTCTATTTTTATTTTTATCCAACCAGCTTGCTCCAATGGTTTATGAACATTATGTTCATACCCAGATAACATTGCTTTACCTTTAATGTGTAATAATAAGTCTACTAAATCTTCATGGTCGCTTAATGTCATTTCATTAGAATAAACTTCGCCGCCAATACGTGTCTCCAACACATATGGTGGGTCTAAATAGAAAAAAGTATTTGGTGTATCATATGCTGCAATTATTTTTCTAAAATCATTGTGTTCTATTTGAACACGCAAAAATCTATTTGCAATATCTGGCAATGTTTCTATCGCACCCAAATAACCACTTACTGTTCCAGACATTCCTCTTCTGGAACGAGATACAGAATACCCCCAACCACCGCCAAAAACACCGCTAAAACTTTGCCTTGCAGCCACGAACCACTTTACAGCTCTTAAAACATCATCTTCTTCGTCTCTCCAAGTATCTCTACAATAATAGTATTCCTCACGTGAATAAGGAATTAACATCACTTGCTCATAAAACCGCTTAAATTTGTCTTTGTCTCTGATAACTCTGAAGAAGTTTACTAACCCACTGTCAATATCATTATAGACTTCTACCGCAGAAGGTTCTTTTGCTAATAAGAGGTTGGCAGCGCCTCCAAATACCTCAACATATGTATGATGCTTCGGTATTAAAGGCAATAGTTTGTTTACCATATAATGTTTTCCTCCATACCAAGGAAAGGGCGCTCTTAGTCGCTTAGCCACACCTATTCACCTCGTGTCTCGGTGCCATTACCTGGATTAACATTGTTTTCCGTCCCGTACTTTACGCCCAGCAGCTCCATCTGCTTTTGTGGAGCAGGAACGTAATTTAGCCAAACACACTCTTTACGCTTAAGTTTATGCTTATTGCTGTCATTACAGATGTACTTCGTGGCTCTAGTCCTTCCTGGAACCATGCACATAGCTTCAAACACCAATTTAGTCCACCCAGCTTCTTCTAACGGCTTATACACTTCGTGGTCGTAACCCGATAGCATTGCTTTACCCGTAATGTGTAGCAGCATATCCACTAACTCCTGATGGTCTTCTAAAGCCATCTCGTAACGATACACAGCTTCGGTTCGTGTATCTAGCACATATGGCGGATCTAAGTAAAAAAAGGTGTTTTCGGTATCGTACGCCTTAAGAATTTTTCTAAAATCGTTGTGCTCTATCTGAACCCGTAACAACCTCTCAGCAACCTCAGGTAACATGTCTATGGCTCCCCAGTACTTGCTTATATTATTCGCCATTCCACGTACTGAACTTGTTACACTATATCCCCAGGATCTGCCGAAATTGCCGCTAAAGCTCTGCCTTGCCACCACAAACCATTTAACTGCCATCTGCACGTCATCCTCTTCTTTGTCCCAGGTCTCCCGGCATTCATAGTACTCCTCTCGGGAGTAAGGCATTAGCACGACCTGCTCGTAAAATTTCTGAAACTTATTTTTATCCCTTAGCACCCTAAAGAAGTTAACTAGCCCACTGTCAATGTCGTTATACACCTCCACTGGCGATGGATCTTTAGCTAAAAGTAAGCTGGCAGCACCACCAAACACCTCCACATACGTGTGGTGTTTCGGTATTAAAGGCAAGAGTTTTTTAACCATAAAATGTTTTCCTCCATACCAAGTAAATGGAGCTCTTAGTCGCTTAGCCACACATACCCCACCCACAGCTCTGGCACACTACACAGCCGCTTTCGTGAATTACTGGCGAGCCGCATTCTGGACAATAAACATAATCGTGCGCACTCTGTCTCTTCATTATCTCTTGTTTCCTTTCTCTATTTATAATTTCCATACTATCAAACTTGTCATCGCTCATAATTCTATCTACCTCATCCTTTCTGTGAGATAACATGTCAAACTCTAAAACTTCTCGCACTTGGCCCCTTTGTGGCGCATATGACCCCTTTGTGACCCCTTTATGACGCCATTGACCCCATTAAACATTTTTTTCGCTCCACAGCCATCCCTTATAAAGCTCAATCCAATCGCTCAAAGTCATCGTAACAAGCCACTCCTTCTTGTTCTTACGCCAAAATACTGCTGGTAGCTCATCTGCTTTAGCATCTTTTATAGCTTGTTCCATCGCATCGTAAACGTTCAATCGCTCAACTCTTTTACACTCAATATGAATGCCTTCCAGCCCGACAACGTCATCACCACCCAGCCCCGAATATTGCTGTCCCCTTCTCGTATTAAAGCCATACTCTTGGAGTTTCTTTGCAAGCTCAAGTTCTCCTCGCTTGCCTTTACGCTTGCTGTTCATGCTGCGTCTCCTTCTCTTCACGCTCAAAGCGAGCGTCTAAATCTGCAATAGAACAATTGGGTCTAAATGAATAACCATCATTTTTAATACACTTTTCATCTAATTCCATCATGTGCTTCCAAAGCTCTGGGAAATCTCTACGTATAATGCGTAACTCATTAAGACTCTTCATCGGACACAAATAACAGCTCAGACGATTGAATTTTTCATACAATCCGCCCCACGTAAAGCCTCTATCATAGCAGTACTGCAGGCAGTCTGCCTCTGTCATGCCCCATTCTACTAATGGATAAACTAAACGCCTTTTAACTTTGTCCTTATGCTCTCTTATTTTTTCATCAGCAGCTATACCAATATACTGAGTAACCTCTTCATTGAATTGTTTCATGTATTTTCTCATTTGGTCTTGCTTAAAATAACCAGTGCACCAACGCAATCTTGGATTCGGCCATAGTTTACCCTTTTTCTCTTTGCCATTTTTTGCCGCTACATCATATCCCAGCATCATATATTCAAATTCATGTTCTGGTTTCAATATCGTTATTTTTCTACCGATATATTTCTCAACTTGTGCTATGTGTTCATACATTTGTGGGAATTCAGCAGTCGTATCGCAAAACACAATATCATCTACGGGTCTGCCTTCCTCAAGCAGTCTAAGTAACATAGCAGTGCTGTCTTTACCACCCGAAAAACTAACTACGTATTTCATGGTTCCACCTCCAAATGTGCACTTACTGAAGGATAACTAACTGAGCCAAACTTAAGGTGGATTTTAGCGCAGCCTATCGGATTAGGTCCTAAGCCTTTCTGTGCTACGAAGCCATCTTGCATCTGCCAGTCCCTCTTGTAACCAGGCGTACGTAAAAACCAGCCTACATCGTTGTATATTTTGCCCTTTACTGATAGCCGCTCTCTAACTATTGGCACTATATACGCAGTATGGCTATGACCGTTCCAAATTACGTCTGCGTCGGGCTCGTACACTGCCTGGCGATTAGTCGCTATTACTCCCCTGGTTACCGGTGCTACTGATCCAGCTCCTGCATGTGAATAAAAGAGTTTTATGTTACCGCTTCTATTGTGCGACCGCAGCAAAAATCTAAACCAGCCCTTCCAACCGCCAGTTACCGCTTTACTACCGGCTAACCTTAAATGAAATACTAGCCTGTCTACTAGGTCGGTGTTAGAGTTTTTTCTTACAGCCAGCTCGTGATTACCCTGTGTAACTGCAATTATGTTTTTCGCATATGGCTCCAGGAATTTAGCGCTGTCTTCCACTACCACATCAAAGTATTTTTCGCATCTATATTCAGGCCGCAGCTCATCTAGATTTCTGCGTGGGTCAAATTTACCCTGCATAGCATCAAACCAGTCGCCGCCTAAAATTATTAAAGCGTCTTCACTTAAAGCCTTGTCCAGATGCCGTTTAAGCACTGTTCTATCTGAAGCTATGCTGTCAAAGTGTGCGTCGGAGATCAAATATACCGCTTGCTCTAAGGTTTCTTCACTATTTAACTCTACTGTTATTACTCCGCCCTTGCATTCCGTGTTCAGCTCCATGCTATCCCTCTACTTCGCATGTTATGTCTTCTTCTATGTCGAAAATCAACCGCATTGCAGCTTGCTTCGTGTCGAATGGCCCGACTAAAATGTTGCCGTCTTTGTCTCGTTCTTCGTCTGGCACGTCAAATAGTCCGTAGAGCCTTACAAACCATTTCTCGCCTTCGTCTGTAAAATGTTCCTCAATTCTTACCTGCCTAATGTAATCCGAGTTAATAAATACCGTGTCTGAAATGGCTAAAAACATATGGCCTACACCTCCCTAGGGTAGCCTTCTGTCAGGCCCGTCTAAGTACAGTATATTACAATTTCCAGCTAATCTGCTAGCAATAGCAGGCCCGAAGTTATCGTTGCCATAGTGTTCTGCTATTTCCGGCATGCTTAAATTGGTGCTAATGACTAATGGCCTGTTTAAAGTTATTCTGCGGTCGATAATATAGTAGAAGCGTTCAGCAACCCAGTCGCTTTTAATGTTCTCTTTGCCTAAGTCGTCCCATAGCAGCACGTCTACATCTACATACTTTCTAGTAATCTCAAACTCGTTGCCCCCTTCGTCATAAGCCTTACGTAGGTCAGCTAAGTAGTCTACAGTACGGGAGAAGAAGCAGTGGTAACCTTCTCTGCAAAGCTTGTGTGTAAGAGCGTGCATCATGTATGACTTGCCTGTACCATTACCACGTGGATTACTCTTAGTTCTGTGTGATGTTAGTATAATGCCCCTGCCTAGCTTAGGGTCCCAATTTTGAAGTACCTTTATGGCCTCCCTGTTCCAGTCGTCTACTATGGCATCATCAAAAGTGTGCTTTAGCTCTTCGCCTTGTAGCCCGCTTTTACGTATTAAATCCCTGTACCGCACAAACTGAAAGCAGTCTTTAGTTATAAACTTAATCCTGTGTGGCACGGGATCTAATTCGTCTATCGTTATATACCCTTTACTGGAGCAGTCCCAGTAGCAAGCTGTTTCGTTTACTGGACACATAGTAGGACTGTTTACCGGCACCTCTTTTACCGGTGCATTTTTTAAGGCCTCCATCTTAGCTTCAAACTCACGCCTGCGCATTTCTAGTTTTTGCTCCAGATCTTCAGTGTTCACCTTCTCTACCTCCTTTTAATATGTTTTCAAACTCACGCTTTGAACGCTGCTCCCAAGCAGCCCATCTATCAACCTCCTCTTCATACTCGTCCATCCAGCGGCCTTGTCTTAAAAAAGTAGCCGGATAAGGTATAAACTTGCCATCCTGTTCCTTCCACTCCTTGCTATTCATCGCCCGCCGCAGCCCCGCCATAATCTCCTCAAACAACTGTGCGTCAGGGCTAAGCTGCCTCCAGGCCTTCATACAGTCGACCTTTGCCTTCTTTTTCGGGTAGACCTGCCAGAACTCGTTAAATCTATCAAGCTGAACCGAACTAAGGGTAACCATTTTAGGTTTAGGTACTTCAGGTTCTAAGTTCTGCTCCTCTCCTTGTTCGTGTTGCGTGCGCATATTCTTATATATACTCTCTGTAGTGATCTCTGTAGTGATCTCTGTATTTGTATCACCCTCACCGGTGGTAGGTATATCCCTGCAGGGTAATACCCCCCTCCCTGCAAGGATATACCCCTCATCCTGTGCGGTAATAGGTACGACATTAAACTCGTTGTCCGTGCTGGCTGCTGCTATTTCATATGTCTTAAACGTTATACGCTCTATGTTTTCTACAATTGGCTCTATGTACATTACGTTTACTAATTTTAGGCCGTCCTTAACAGTAATAGTCCTAAATTCACAGCTTATAAGTCCCTGTTCGGACAGCCTCTTTACAGCCTCTCTAACTTGTTTTTTACTGAACCCGAACTCTTCTGCTAGCTGGCCGTAGCTTTTCTGTAGTTTGTCGTCTGCAAACTTTTTCCTAAGTCCGATAACCTGCCCAGTTGCCTCATCTCTAATAACTTCTGGCCTGTACCAATACACAATTTCAGACAGAATGGTAATCGCTATTAGGTCAGGCTTACCGTCTTTAGTCGTTATCTCCTTGTACCAGCTAAAGGGTATTACATTGCCCTGAAAATTTAACTTGAACATGCGGTTAAGTATTTCAGTGGTTTTATCCATGCTATGCGCCCTCCTCATATAGGTTAATGTTATTATAGTCTATAGTTAGCCATTTAGTCCTAGAGCCGTTAAAGCTTTTGGCTATTACGTAGCCATCAGCTATTAAGGAGTTAAGAGCCCTAAAAATGGTCGTCTGGTCCCAGAACGGGAATGCTTCCAGCTGCATGGCTCTAAGGCTCTTATACACCCAACGTCTGCCTTCCTTTGCGTATGGCGTTTCTTTCAGCCATTTATCTAGCTGCGTTAACACTATGCTTTCGTGTAGGCCTACATCACATGCCAGGCCTATGTCTATTAGTAGCTTCTCCGCTGTTTCTGTTTTCATGTTTCATCAACCTCCTGCCGGTGGTATAATATACATAGAGTGCGCCCGCACTCCTCTCCTCCTCCGTGTGTGGGTAGGGAGCAGGCCTCAACCTGCTCCCTGTCTTTTTTCATGCTATCTTTTCGTGTCTTTTGTTCCATCGCCGCACGTACGCATTAACCCTGCTTTTATACATGAGCGAAAACTTCATTAGTGCGTCCACTATAGCCTCTATGTCCTCTTTCTCTTCAGGAGTAAAGTAGTTATTACTGTCTTCGTTGTCTATCATTGCCGATAAGCTTCTAGCCGTGCCCACCAGCCTAAAGGCCAAGCTCTTTAACTCTTGATTATATGATTCGCCTATTCTCATTCTACTCACTCCTTTACATTTCCAGATAAATGCCGTCATGGATATCTTCTTCAGATAAGCTGAACCTTACGTATACGTTTAATGATGGCTCATACTTTTCAGGATTAATGAAGGTTACATCTAAAGCTAGCTGTGGCACGCCATCTGCCCATATTACAGTCCACTCTGCATTATCTATGGTCAGGCCATAAAACTCGTTTTGCCTAGCAAGTTCATACACTTGAGCGTATCTACCTATGGTTTCTCTGTTAAAGTACTTCAGATCTTTATCAAACCTTACAGTAAACCACTCTTTTGCTGGCCCGAATTTTACTAATTTGCCTTCCATGTCTAACGTTTTCATGCTTCTCGCCTCCTGTTATAATTATAACACACATTTTTAATCTGAAACACAAACAGGCCCCTTAACTCTTCTGAAGTATGCGCACTCCAGCTAAAAAAAGTGCTATACTTATTAGCCCTATTACGTAGCCCCTGCCAAGTACTGCGATTAACACCAGGCCTGTTAGTACGCCGAAAAAACCGGCAATTAGTGTTAGTACTCCTAACGTTTGCATCATGGCTCCTCCTTAATAATGCTAATCGTCCAGTCTAGCCACGGCACGGCTAGACAGTCACTTGCCATTTCTAAGTCGTCTAAGTCTTCATTAGGCACGAAGCTAAGCTTAGACCAGAATGGGCTATCCTCTGCGCTTACGCCTTCACGCTGTGCTGCTTCTTCTGTCGGGTACCACCAGCCGTAAAGCTGCCACGAGTTATCCTCTAATAAATAGTCTGCGTAAAAATCTCCATCTTCGCCTAGGTCTACCTGGTGCCAGCCTTTCAATTGTTCTTCTTCTGTAAACTCTAACCAACGCATTACGCTCCCTCCTCTATATTTAGTTCTCTAAAGTACTTGACTACTTCTTCAGGGCCTAAACCCTGTGCTAGCAAGAGCTTATAAGCTAATACCTTAGGGTGTGCTGCATAGTACTCTGCTTTATCATCGGTATAGCCGTTGGCTTTGTAAAATGCGACTATTTCTAGATACTGCTTTTTATACCTTCTTAACTCTTCTAGTGTTTCTGCACTTAACTGTAACATGCCGCTCTCTCCTTTCATAAAGGGCGGGAGCTTACGCCCCCACCCTCCTCTCTAGTTCCCCTAGGTATGTCTGTGTTAGCACAGACCTAATCTCGTCTAGCGCTATCTCCGTGTAGTACCATACGTGCGATACGAACATCCATCCTAATAAGTTCTTTAATTCTCTTCTTGCTTCTTTAATGGTGTCGTCGTTTATGTAGTAGGAGTAAACTAGGTCATCAGACCCATCTGCTTCTGCTGGCGTGGCCAAATCTTTGCAGTACTCTTCCATGTCATCTATAGCACGTGCTGCTGCTTCCCTTACCATGGCTACTATTACATCTGCATGCTGCTCTAGCTTTACTAGCTCTTCTTCGGCGTTATCGTGGTTAAAGTTCTCTACCATGTAAATGTGGTTATAAATTTCGTCGTCTAGCTTAGCAGATATGGCGTTTAGGTATTCATTGACCTTGCTTTGTGCGTATAGCGTTACCTCTTCTGCTACCTGGCCGAAGTCTATTAAGTGTCTGCTTTCGTTTGCCTCTTTCACGTTAGCAATTGCAGCCTTTGTCATGGCTGCGTTCAGCCTTGTTGCCACTAGCAGCATTGTTGGATTGTCTACGTACTCTTTCCTTACGTCCTTCATGCTAACTACCTCCTCCTGCCGTGCTTCTGTTGTTCTTTTTGTTTCTTCTTCTCTTCTCATCTTCTGCTCCTCCTTCGTTTGTGTTATTAGTATTATAACCTATTTTTTACACTTATAACGTATTATAGGTTAAGTGAATGTTAAGCCAGTCAAAGTGTTTACAAAGTGACAAAACTAAAAGGAGAGCAGTAAAAACCTGCTCTCCCTTGTTTGTGCGGTGCATCATTCTACACCTTAAAAAGGTATATCTTCTAAACTTACTTCGTCATCGCTAGCTATGTGGCTTTCTATGGCCTCTTCTACTTCCTTTATAATTTCGTCTGTGTGTTCCACTGGCTGTTCACCTTTAACTATGGCCTCTACTTCGTTACAAATGGCCTCGTAGTCCGCTTTATTTATGTCTTTAGTATGTGCGTAGCCGTACTTAGAAATTACTTGCTTAAGTAGGTCCGCATTACCTTGAGCTATAGCGAACAGCCGCTTGGCTTGCTTATCCGTTATAGGGTTAGCCGGTTTATGTTCTACCACGGGCATTGCTTCTTCTAATACTTCGCTTCTGCTTTCAAACTGTGTCTCTAGCTGGTCTTCGTCTATGCTCATCTCCTCAGCTCCGTATAAGCCCTGCAGCCCAGGTATCACTGTGCCTAAAGCTCTAGCTTCAGCTNCNTTAGCTATCATCGTTGCTGGCTTATTCCAAGTCCTCTGCGGTTTACCGTCTTTGCCATACCTCATGTACTCTTTAAGCGTTACAGTAGCCGTGTAGGGCTGTGTCCAATCTTTACGCCATACTTTGCACCAGCCGCCTACTAATTCTTCATCGTCGAGTACTAGCGAGCCTTCACGGTAAATTAGCTGGTCTCCTTTTCGTACTATAACACCTGGCTGCCATCCTGCACATACAGGGCTAGCTGCTGCCCTTTTTCTAAAGGTGTTTACGCTTAGTATAGGCGTAGCAGGGCTGCCACTGTACTTTACAAAGTACACTTCACCGGTGAAAGGGTTTAGCCTCTGATATTTGCAGGTTTGCATAAACATCATTATTTCTTCGTTCGTTACCGCTTCTGCATCTCCTGAAACTAAATACTTCTTTACCACTTCGGGCGTTAATACTATTTCCTGCCCGTCGTCCGTTTGGTACTTAACCACGTAGTCACTCATACTTGGCTCCTCCTCCCGTTTACTTCTTTTACTTCTAGTACCTTAGAGCTTGTAACTTTTATTACGTTCTGTAATACTTCGGCTGGTAGCAAATCCCTTACAGCTTTAGTGTCTATGCGTTCGTTTAATCGCTCTTTTACGCACACTTCATACCTGCCAGCTATTACGGGTTTATTACCCACACTGCCTATAATGATGTCCTTTAGTTCGTCCCTGCGCTTAGATAAGCCATTAATTTCGTTGCTTAAATCCACGTATTCTGCTACTACTTCTTCTAAATTGTCCTGTTTAGGCAACTGTTTAGGCCGCGTGGCCTGTTCGTAATAGTCAGGGTAGCAGAGATGCACGTAAGGACAATATGGAAGCCTACAATTCCAATTATCATAAGGGTTATACGGCGGCAGTAGCTCTTCATTAGTCTCTATCTTGTCTAGTAGTTCATTTAGCCTCTTTAACTCACTGGCAACGTAATCTTCGTCGTATGTTATTTCTTCAATGTGGTGGTCCCAATACCTAGTTTTAGGTGTCTCCTTATTACGTGCTACTAGGTAACCTGTTTCTAAACCTAGTGCATGAAGGTAAAGCTGCACCTGAAGATAGTACTGTGGGTGGGCCTGTTTAACGCCATTCTTCCTAAGCTCTTCAAAGCCTCTGCGGGCTAATGCTTTAGCTTCGACTAAAATTGTCTGCCCATCGTGATTCGTGGCAAGGCCGTCGATATGTCCTCTTAGCAGCTCTCTGTCGTTGTACAAAATAGTTACTTCCTTCTGCTCATCGTGTATTGCGTACGGTCCACCAGGTAAATTTTCTGCAGCCCATCTAAGTATTGAAGCTTCGTGGATATTACCTTCCTCAAAGGCTCTTTCAGTGCCCTCCCATGGCGGTAATCCTACTATGCCCCATGCTTCGTACTGTACCCTCTTCGGACATGCCCCTGCACTACTTACCCTAATCCTGCTCATCTTCGTCCTCCTCAATGCACAAAATATCCATTGGATCAATATTTAAGATTTTGCACACTTCGTTAAGGCGGCCGATAGTAAAGTCTACTTTACCATTTTCTAGATTATTGTAGCTACTACTCTTAAACCCCAGCAGCGTAGACATCTCACGCCTCGTAATGCCTTTGTAAGCCCGATAAGCCCTAAGCTTGTTTAAGTCTACATACACCTTACCCATAGTTTTATACCCTCCTAAATCGTGTATGGTGCTGTTATTCATAGTTATATTATAACACATGCAAACAGATAATAAAAAAAGCCCGTGGGTAGGAGAGAGCGAGCACCCCACGGGCTGGCTACTAAAATATAAATAATGTGTAGCCTACTGCTTAAAGTCCTCCCAGGCTTCGCCTAGTTCTGCTTTCAGTTCTTTTAGCGCAGCTTCGATTAGGGCCTTTACTTCTTCCGGCGTTAAATCTAAGCCCATATAATCTGACATGTCACTTAGCCACTCTGCTGCTCTTTCGTATTTCTCAGGTCCACCTAAATCCTTATATGCCTGCTGAACAAACATTACAGCAATTCGGGCCAATTCCTTCTTTGTCTCCAGTTCATATATTATCTTCTGCACCTTCTCCGAGCCCAGCTTTTTCTGTATCCATGCCACCAAATACGCCACAAGTATCGGCACTAACACCGCTATAATGTCATACAACAATCTTAGAACCGCATCATGCATCTTATTTCCCTCCTTTCAGTTTTTCGTATAACTTTGCTATCATCGTTGCTACTTCTGCCTTTGTAGCTGGCTTGTCTGGATAGAAATATCCTTTTTCATCGCCCTGCACAATTCCCAAATCGTACAACTCTTTTATATACTTGTACGCCCAATGTGTCTGCGGTACGTCTTTCATGGCCGACTCCTCCTTCACCTTAGGCATTCCAAAGAAAAGCAATATGCCGTTAGCTATGCCTACTGCACACTTCCTTTGGAACGCCTTATTTCGTAATAATACCTCTTCCTCGGGATTGCTAATAAACGCCAACTCCACCAACACGGCTGGCATTTTTGTATAACGTGTTACGTAATAATTGCCTTGTTTAACTCCTCTATCCTTTAGACCTATTTGTTTCACCAACTCCGTCTGGATAAACTGTGCTAAAGTCTTGCTTTTAGCGTCTTTCGGGTAGTACCACGTCTCCGTCCCATGAGCCGACGAGTCATTTGATGCATTACAATGTATTGAAATGAAAACATCGGCCTTGGAGTTATTCGCTACATCACACCTTGCTTGTAGCTCATTTGGTTGCTTGGCTGTTCTCACATCTTTATCGCTCTCCCTTGTCATTACCACATCCACACCCGCATTTTTAAGTACATCTCTGAGCTGTAAAGCAACCTGAAGCGTAATATCCTTTTCTTTCGTCCCGAAATACCCTACAGCGCCAGGTTGAGTGCCACCATGCCCAGCATCAATGCATATCTTCATCGTCGCTCCCTCCCTTCTTTGTCTCTTCTCTCTTTATTCCCGCTAATGCCCACAGCTCACCTGTGGTGAAAGCAAACCAACTCGCTATTAACGTTGATGGCTCTGACCCAGTGTGCCAATATAAAAACAATACCGCCACCACAAACAAGGCATTTAGCAATATCACCCATCGCACTACTTTCTTAGAAAAACGCTCCTCAGTCATCTTTCTCATCTCTGCTTCGTGCTAGGATTTCATCTATTTTAGTCTCTTGCCGTGCCATCTGTACTTCTATCTGATGCAGCACGGTCATTAGTTCCTTTAATGCTTTAGTATTATTTTCTATTACAGCTGCTAGTTCTTTGCTGTTATCTACGGGCTTCGTACCGCCGATAATCTTTACGAATACGTAGCCAAGCATTGCTATGGCGAAAATTGCTACTCCGTATTGAGCTATTTCTGCCCCTGGCATCCTGCACCTTCTTTCACAGCTCTATCATATGTGTTGCTTATTCTGCATCCAATACAGCAAAAACACATTCTCGCAAATTCGAGAGATTTGGTACTTGCTCCCTCGTGTATTTACCTTCTTTAATGTACCGCACCCACAACTTTACAAGAGCACTCTCTGTCGTAAACATTAGTTACCACCTCCCAACAGCGTAGTTAACTCAAGAATGGCCTGTTCAAGCATTGCAATCCGTTCTTGCTCAGTTAAGGGTCTGTCCTCATATTCATAATAAACAGTGTTCGTTGCAGGATTACAATACAAAACTGCAATTTTCCCTTCTCTAATTTCAGGTTGTGGCAAATCTTCTACCAATACTCCAATCTGTCTTAACTCTTCTTCACTTTTTGCTAACCCATGAACTGGGTCAAATGGCATGTTGTGTATAAGCCCAACTCTATATTTCCCCTCAGCTACTTTCACTAAATCACCTAAAAATTTCATTACTTTCTACCTCCTTATGCAATGATTTTATAATACACTATACCATCTAACTTCCTTATTGCTTTACTCCCACTTGAAACATTATGAGCACAATAAACATTACCCGCAGAATCTACTGCTATACCATGACCACCTAAAACATCAGTTTTACTCCATATTTCATTGCCATTACTATCAAGTTTTCTTATTGCTTTACCACTTATAACAAAATGAGCACAATAAACATTACCTGAACTGTCTACTGCTATGTCACTTCCATTTCCAACATCAGTTTTACTCCATATTTCGTTGCCATTACTATCAAGTTTTCTTATTGCTTTACCACTAACATCATGAGCACAATAAACATT